ATATTTTACAAACTATCGAGGTCTGTGGAATAGCTATCAAGAATATGCTGTTAACGATGTTGTGAAATTTAATTTGACATATTATCGATTAATTGATCCACGAGTATGGCCAGAAGAAGGAGTTGATTCAACTGTGGCATTTGGCAGTATTAATAATCAGCCCGACTTAGGCGATCCTTGGGTTTTTGCCGCTACTGTAGAAGATACTATTGTAGGTAAAGTTTTTGTCTATAAACGAAATGCAAACAATGTGTATCAACTAAAACAGACAATTACAGCAGATGCATTAGCAAGTATTAGTGATATTGCAGAATCTATATCTTCAGGAGATAAGTTTGGATACAGTCTAGCGATTGATCAGTTAGGAGCAACATTAATAATCAGTAGTCCTGAAGCAGATAATAAGTTTCAAAATCAGGGATCTGTTTTTGTGCTTACTTGTGTTGACACATCGACACCTGAATATAGATTAAAACAAAAAATACAAAGTTTTGAAAATTATAGCAACGAAGCGTTTGGGTCATCTATTAGCATAACCGAGTACGGAGAGCGTATTGTGGTAGGTGCAAAAAACACACCATATCGACTATCGGCTAGATTTGACATTTCGTTAAGCGGAACAACATTTGATGGAAATACTACTACATTTAGTAGTGATCAAGGTTTCACCGGCGAAGTTTATGTATTCGAAAAGAAAAATGATGTATATTTGCTTTCTGAAAAACTTGAACCTAATTTATTAGCAAGTGAGGGGTTTGGGTCTAGCGTATCCTGTTACGGATCAACTATAGTTGTGGGATCCCCAAATTATACAATTACTCAAACTGTGTCTGCAGGAAGCCTAGTTGCAGGAAATGTTTATACAATTAAAACTTTAGGAACTACTGACTTTACTTTAGTTGGTGCAGCTGATAACGAAGTTAATACAAACTTTACAGCAACTGGCAACGGCACAGGAACAGGTACTGTTAACATTGTTGCCACTAAGGGTATGACAAGATTATTTAGGAAAGACAGTAATATTGATTCTTGGAAAACTATTGCAGTACAGCCACTACAAGTTGATTTAACTAGATTAAAAAGCATCGCATTGTATGACGAGCAGAACAATATTAGGATTGCTGATGTTGATACTATTGACCACGCTAAATTAAAAATTCTTGGAATAGCAGAACAGGAGATTTATTTTAAAACTCCTTACGACCCTGCAACTTACACTAACGGCACCGAAGATCAAGTAGTTGATGTTGATCAAGCCTGGTTTGAAAAGAATGTAGGACGCCTATGGTGGAACATAGAAACAGCCAAGTGGATCAATTATGAACAAAACGATATTTCTTACAGAGCAGGTAATTGGAACCAATTAGCATCTGGAGCAAGTATTGATGTTTATGAATGGGTTGAATCTGTGTTACTACCTAGCGAATGGAGTGCATTAGCAGATACTAATGAAGGCCTAGCTGAGGGCATTTCAGGCCAACCATTCGCTATTGATGACACTGTGTTCAGTGTTAAAGAATTTTATAATAGCACAACCGGACAGATTTCTGGAACCAAGTACTATTACTGGGTTAAAAATAAAGCAGTATTACCAGAGAACTCGTTAGGACGTAAGCGACCTGCATCAGACGTTGCTGCATTAATTTCCAATCCTATAAATTCTGGATTGCCTATTATTGCACTAGTTGATTCTGATAAATTTATTGCTTATAACTTTGAACAGTATATTACAGAAGAAACAGCATTAGTTAATATTCAATATTATAGATCTAAAAATTCTACAAATTTAGTTCATAATGAATATCAATTATTAACTGAAGGAGTTGCTAATAGTCTTCCTACTGCACAATTGGAAGCTAAATGGATTGACAGTCTTGCAGGATATGATAAATCAGGTAACGTATTGCCTGATCCTAAATTGCCCGCAAAACAAAAATACGGTATTAGATTTAGACCAAGACAAAGTATGTTTGTTAACAAAAACAAAATACTAACAATCACGATTGATAAAATAAACGGAATATTGGCCACTCGACCATTTGCTGATTTGATAGATTTCACAAATTTAAATTTAACAGATCCACTGCCGTCTAATAAATTAAATCAATACGATGTTTCTGTTGATGCATATATTGATTTACAAAACGTAGGAACTGCAAGAGTTAAACAGGCAGTATTAAGAGCAAATATTGTTAACGCTGAAATTGATACTATTGATATTATTGATCCTGGCTTTGGATATAAAGTTGTTCCTCCTATATTAATTGAAGGTACTGGCACAGGAGCGACTGCGACTGTAACAATTGACAAGCAGGGAAAAATTTCGTCAGTGACAGTAACAGGCCGCGGCAAAAAATATAATTCTGCCAGTGTATTAATTCGTAATTTCTCTGTGCTAGTAAACAATGATGAAACTGCAAACGGATTTTGGAGTATCTATGCCTGGGACGGAGTTCGAAAAGGATTCTTCCGTAGTAAGTCTCAAGGGTTTGATACTCCTAGATATTGGGATTACACTGATTGGTATGCAGATGGATATACTATTACTACCAGAATAGTTAAAGAGATTGGGAACTTATATGAAGAACCAACACTTACATTAAATCCAGGTGATATAATTCGTGTTAAAGAATACGGACAAGGCGGCTGGGCATTATTGTTAAGAACACAGCCTGGCGAAGGCACTATTCTAGAAAATTATTTGCTAGTTGCAAGACAAGCAGGCACAATTAAGATTAACTATACATTGTATAGTTCTACAACAAAAACTCTAGGATACGATGGTACAGCAACATATGACATTGATGCATATGATCTGTTACCTACTTTAGAATTAAGAAATATTCTTCGTGCAGTTAAAGAAGATGTATTTAAAGATGAATTAGCAGTAGAGTGGAATAATTTGTTCTTCACAGCAATTCGTTATGTATTTTCTGAACAGTCATATGTTGACTGGGCATTTAAAACTAGCTTCTTAAATGCAACACACAACATTGGAGATTTAGAACAAAAGACCAATTACAAGAATGACAATCTAGAAAATTATCAACAATACTTAGAAGAAGTAAAACCATACAGAACTACAATTAGAGAGTATACAAGTAGATACACTGACATTGACAGAGCAGGCGCAGCAACAACTGACTTTGATTTACCTCCCGCATATTCTGTATCTAATGGAACTATTCTTCCTATTAACGAGTATTATAATTTAAAAGATCAGTACCCTTGGAAATCTTGGGCAGATAACAACGGATACGAAATCACTGAAATTGTAGTATCAAATCAAGGAGCCGGCTACACATCGCCACCAGCGGTAATGATTGTTGGTAATGGAATAGGAGCGACAGCACAGGCTTATATTTCTAATGGCAAAGTATCTGGAATTGTTGTTACTAATTCTGGTATAGGGTATACATTAACTCCTATTGTATATCTAGTAGGTGGTAACGGATCTAATATCAATATAGCCAGTGCAGTTGCAATATTAGGAAACTCTTGTGTTAGAAGTTTTGATCTAACAATGAAATTTGATAGATTAGCTAAGACAGGAACATACAGTAGTTTCAACCAGACTGAAACTATAATAGCATCTGGAACTACTTCGGTGATTGATTTAAAATATCCCCCAACACAAAATAAAGGTAAAATAACGATTACAAAAAATAATCAAATTATCCTAGGGGACGAATACAGTATTAGTCTTTATGTTTCTTCTATTGGAACTTATTCTTTATTAAAAGGTAAACTACAATTTACAACAACACCTGCTAAGGGTGATATTATTTCTATTACTTATGAAAAGAACGATGCATTACTAGACAGTATTAATAGAATTGAAAAATACTATGCTCCTGTAGACGGAATGAAAGGTGTAGAACTTAATCAGTTAATGACAGGAATAGACTTTGGCGGAGTACAAATACAAGGTACAACTTTTGATGTATCTGGCGGGTGGGATGCTTTACCGTGGTTTACAGACAGTTGGGATAGTGTAGATTCTAATTCAGATTTTTACTATGTAACTGACAGCGAAACTTACAACGACACAATAAAGTATTCGCCAGGGGCAATGGTATGGTTTGGAAATAAACACTATACTGCATTATTATCAAATACCGGAGTATCTCCTATAGGGAATCCGCATACCTGGGAAGAATTTAAATCAGTAACATTGCCTTATGTGCCAGCAGCTGGTCAGGCAATATCTATATATATTAAACCGGCTTCGTTTGCACGCCGCGGATCAATTGACACCCTTGGAGATAGCACAGCACCAACTGTTGTTGTTGATCCTGGAGTGAACGAGCCTAAGGCAGTTCGCATAGACGATTTCTTTTATAACTTATATGATGGAGTAACAATTCAGCCTAACGGCAGAACATCTGCTCCACCAACTGTATTGATGAACACGTATATAGGTGACGGATCATCTTCGGAAATTGTGTTAGCAGGATATGTAACATTATTACCAGGTGATACTGTAATTTGTAGAACATTTGAAAGCGATGGTTCTGTAATTATCAACGATGTTAATTTAATTGATACAAACATTACCGGAGGCTTGTTAAGCGGCTCACAGGGCAACACATTAATTGCGCCAAATACTGTGTCGGGTGCATACTCAACAGCTATTGGTATAACGGCAGAAGAAATCAGTCTTGATGGCGACAAGTTTATTAGTCCCGATCAAGTACCGGCACCTGAAGAAAACGTTCCTGGGCAGGTACTTGAAAGCGTTAGTATTAAAGTTTACAATACTTCGTTATCGGGCGCAGCACCGTTAAATTTAAGATTGGCATTTGCAAATAACTCGGCATTATACGATATTGGTATTAAAATTCTAGAACCAATGTCTGTTAAAGTTTATGTTAACAAAATTGAGCAGGAATATTCAGTTGATTACGACATTTTATTTGATTCTAATCAAATAAGATTTTTAACACTTCCGGTTACTAATGCACTTATTGAAATTATTTCTATAGGGCTAGGCGGAGTTGCAATTTTAGATTACCAAGAATTTATTGCCGACGGCACAACAAATTACTTTTTAACAAAAGCTCGTTACTTAGATACACAGTCTGTGGTAGTAACTGTAAACGGAGAAAGAATCGACACAGGATTTATTAATAGTTCGTCGGTTACAACAACTACTGATAGAACATTAGTAGCGTTTGGAGATAAACCAGAGCTTGGAAAAGTTATTAAAATTGTATGTTTGGGAGCAGCACTTGATTCTGATTCTTCAGGCGAGGCGTTAGTTCGAGCTAATCAACAAGCAATAACATATACTGGTGTAACACGTCAGTTCGATCTCGATAGCTTTGTTTCGTTAACTAGGGCATCTGCTAGATCAGCAATTCAAGTTGACGTAAACGGACATCAGTTAATTGGAGTTGATACAATTTATCAAGTATACAACGGAACAAACAACAAGATTATTGTAGGAGTTGATCCAGTAGAAACTATCGGTACAATCACTTCAAATAACATTCAGGTGTTTGTTAATAATGAATTACAGCCGTTTGTTCTAGCATATACCTATGATGGTAATCAAAACTTAATTGACGTTAATACATCAGTATTGAATATTGGTGATATTATCAAAGTTGAAGTTAATTTAAGAACACAATACTCTGTAGGCGATAACAGTATCACTATTACAGATGATGTTTCATTAACACCAGGCGATGTAATTAATGTTACTTGGTTTAGTGAATACCCTACCCTTGATATTGTTTCAGACCAATACACTGGCGGAAAAGCACATTATAAATTAACTAGAACTCCAGTGAATATTGGCTATGTTTGGGTTTACAAGAACGGTGTAAGATTAACAGGGGATCAAGATTATTCAGTATCTCTAGAACGTTCATTAGTATATCTAAAAGATGAAACTACAACCGCCGACAGTATTAAGATAGTACAGTTTGGTAATAGTCTACAGAAGTTACCTTCTGCATATGAAGTGTTTAAGGATATGTTAAATATCTATCACTTTAAACGATTTAGTGCTAACAAGAATATTAATCTTGCAAAAGAGTTAAATTATTATGATTTGCAACTCGAAGTAACTGATTCATCTAGCTTGTTTGAACCAGTTGCATCTAGAAATATTCCAGGGGTTGTAACAATCAATAACGAACGTATTGAGTATCTAAAGAAAACCGGAAATATACTTTCTCAATTACGTCGAGGCAGTCTAGGAACACCGATTTCACCGGTACACGCAGTTTCAAGTTTAGTTGTTGATGTAAGTATTTCCGAAAGCATTCCTTACACAGAAACACAACAGAAATTTACGTTTATCAGTGACGGCAGTTCTAAAATGATTGGACCGTTAGAATTTATACCTAAAGTTGCATTTGGCACAACAGATTTAACTTGGTATAGAGATTCTGTAACAGATGCAGTTACTAAAGAAGTTGAATATAATCCACCGTTAGGTAACGGCAGATGCGATGAAATTGAAGTATTTGTTTCAGGCCGTAGATTACGTAAAACTCCAATAGGTGTTTATACAGAAGACAACGGAGTAACAAGTCCAGAGGCAGACGAGCAGATTCCTGCAGAATTTAGCGTTGACGGAGCAACAGGTTATGTTAGATTGACTGCGCCATTGGCCGCAGGTAGTCAAATAACAGTTATTAGAAGATTGGGCAGTACCTGGCACAATAGGGGTGAGACTACAGCAACAACAGGAGTGACATTACTTGATAATACTACTCCTATTGCGGTTTTCTTATCGCAAAAGGCAACAGAACTACCCGAATAAATACACTATGAAATCAAAAGAGATCAATATGGAACAACAGCTACAAACTGAAGAACAAACTAAAAAACCCAACGAAACAGGCGGGTTTCACTTTGAGGGTCATATTAAAATATTTGATCCCGAATCTAAAGAAGTATATGTTGATAAACGCAATGCCATTCACTACGAAAATATGAGTGTTGCAATGGTACAAAGTCTTAGTAATCAAGGGCAAGGCTGGATTTATCAAATGGCATTTGGCACCGGCGGTACTACAGTTGATCCTACTGGATTAATTTCGTATCTTACACCTAATACTGTTGGAACTAATACCAGTTTATATAATCAAACTTATCAGAAAGTTGTTGATCAAAATGCTACTGAAAATACAGATCCTGTTAGAAATAAAATGGAAATTAGGCATATCAGCGGAGCAACATACAGTGATGTGATAATTACCTGTCTACTTGACTATGGTGAGCCAGACGGCCAAGAAGCGTTTGATAACAGTCAAACATTACAAGGAAACTTTGTATTTGACGAATTAGGATTGCGTTCATATAATCCTAACGGTACCGGAAAATTATTAACACACGTGGTATTCCACCCAGTACAAAAATCTTTAAACAGATTACTACAGATCGATTACACAATTCGTATCCAGAGTTTAACTGGTTTCACTGAGGTCTAAAAATGCCATATCAAGTTAATTTTACAGATAAAGAGAATAAACTACCGATTACAGTTTATGATAACATTCCTAGCAAGGATACTAGTTTAGTATTTCCTGGAAGAAACGTAACTGGATACGGTACTTACATTGCTGAAAACTTTTTAGGTTTGTTAGAAAATTTTGCCAGTGCCACTGAGCCAATTAATCCAGTTGAGGGACAATTATGGTACGATAGTACTAATGGTGTTTTACAACTATGGGACAATACAACTTGGAAGGCCGCTTCAAACATTCAAAAGAGCAACGTTGAACCTAGCGTAGAAACATCAAGGGTTGGCGAGCTTTGGGTTGACACTAATAATCAACAATTAAGATTATTCAGCGGAACACGTTGGATTCTAGTTGGACCTGATTATAGTACAGGACTTCGCAGCGGCCCGTTGGTTGAAGAAATTATTGACTCGGATAACGTAGCACGAGTTGTATTAAGTTTTTACGTTGAAGATGAATTAGTTAGTATTGTAAGTAAAGATTCATTTACGCCAAAAATTTCTATCAGCGGATTTAGTACAATCAAGTCTGGTATGAATGTTTCGACAACTGCCGCATTAGGAGTTGGCGGACTACCTCCAAAGTTTTACGGAACAGCCTTAGATGCAGATGCTCTTAATATTGCTGGTTCACCGGTTGAAGCATCAAAGTTTCTTAGAACAGATATTATCAATACTACAGAACAAAGTTTAAACATTAGAAACAACAGTGGTATTACACTGGGGGTAGACGGCACGTTCAGTTTAAGCAATTCAACAACCGCAGCAAAAATCTATAATTCTTCTGCAGGTAGTAGCATCGATTTGCAGATTAACCAAGACGGCATCCCAAGCACAATTTTAAGAGTTGTTGACGGCAAGGTTGGAGTCAACACATTGGTTCCAGGCGAGGCACTTGACATAACTGGAAACATTGCGGCCAGCGGGTCGTTAATACTTACCTCAACAGTTGAGAGTACAAATTTTGGAAATGGAACATTTAGAACAGCAGGCGGTATTGCTGTTGCAAAGAACGTTTTAATTGGAACAACATTAAATGTTGCAGGAACTACTTCAGCAGGAACAACGCAGCCAAATAAAAACGATACGTATGATTTAGGTACTGTTGGTAAGCGATGGAATACTGTTCGAACAAAAACATTAGTTGCAGAATCTATTGAAGGTGTGTTGACAGGAAATATTACAGGTAATGCAGATACTGCAACAAGTTTAAAAGTTAAGTCGTATTTTTCATTAACAGGTGACGTTGTTAGTAACACATTAACATTTGATGGACAAGATGGCGGTACAACAAAAATATTCAGTACTACCTTAACTTCTTCAATTATCAGCAGTAAGGATTCAATTCCAATTGTTCGTAGACCATCCGATAATAACGATAGATTATTAGTATACAGGGAATTTCCGTCAGAAGTAGGCGGACCTAGCGGACTGTTTAAAGCTAAAAAAACTGATTTCTTACAAGATGCAGCAGTTCCTATTGGTGCTATTATGCCGTATGCTGGAGCAAATGCCCCTGACGGATATTTGCTGTGCGACGGAGCCGAAGTTGAAAAAACAAAATACAGTCAGTTGTATGACATTGTTGGCACAGCATACGGAGTTACTACGTTAGGAGTTAATACATTTAGGCTACCTGACCTACGAGGCAGATTTGCACTCGGCAGAGACAATATGGACAACGGTTTAACAGTACCAAATAGTGTTGGCGGGTATGTTGATGCCGGCGGCGGTAATATTGATCGTGTGCCAGGAACTGCGGCTGATAACCTAGCAGGAGTAGGCGGCCAAGACTCTAACGTTCTAACAGTTTCTAATCTCCCAGAACACAAACATAATATGAAAGGATCAACCGGGCAACAATACTATGCTTCGAGAATTGATACTGCCGTTCCATTAGACACTGGTTCATTCTCTGACAGAGGACCAACATCGGTAGGACAAAATCAATACCTTCCATCTAGCGGAGGCATTGATACAGCAGCCGGCTTATCAGAACCGTTCTCAGTTATGAATCCGTTCTTAACGCTGAACTATATTATTCGTTCTGGTCCTCCAGCATTCTAAGGTAAACACAAATGGCATATTCGATAAACAAAACAGACGGTAGTATTTTAGCAACAGTAGCTGATGGACAAATTGATAATTTGTCCACCGACATTACATTAATTGGAAAAAATTACAGCGGATTTGGCGAATTTTTTAACGAAAATTTAGTAAAATTGCTAGAAAATTTTGCTGGTACATCAATTCCAAGTCACCCTGTTAGGGGACAAATTTGGTTTGACGCCAGTGAATTGAAATTAAAGGTATACAATGGCCTGTCGTTCCAGCCAGTTAGCTCTGCAACAATTGCCAACACACAGCCTAGTACACTAGGAGTTGGTGATTTATGGTTTAATGATGTTGACAAACAATTATATTTTTATGACGGCACTAGCACCATTTTATTAGGGCCTAGTTACTCAAGTAGCCAAGGATTAAGCGGTCTTAAAGTTAATACTATTCTTGATTCGTTGAATCAAAATCGAGTCATCACTTCCTTGTATGTTAACGGTATTTTAATTGGAATCTTTAGCAAGGATGCGTTTACTCCGAAGATAGCAATTGAAGGATTTAGTGGAACTATTATTCCTGGTTTTAATCAAGGAACATTATCTGGATTAAAGTTTAATGTTACTGCAACTAATTCTGAGAAGCTAGGTGCACAACCTGCAAGTTCTTATGTTAGAAACGACACATCAAATATTATTAACGGACAAATCATCATTACATCAAACTTGGGATTGATAGTTGGTGATGCTAGTCAAGCACAATTAGTCGTACAAGACGGTAACATTATTTTAGCTAATATTGCGTCAAATAAAAATTTATCGTTTGTTGTACGTAAAGGGTCTGAACCAGAAACGCCAATTGATATTACAACAGCATCACGAGTAATTGATTTGTATGTAGGTAAGCTAGACAGCCAAGTTAACATTGGCGGCGGGTTAACTGTTGCAGGTAATTTAACTGTATTAGGAGATACTACCACAGTTAATACCTCAGTACTTACTATTGAAGATAAAAATATAGTATTAGCAAGTCTTGGCGATAGCTCTGCTAATAACGACGAATATGCAGACGGAGGCGGCCTAATTTTAAAAGGCGCATACGATCACGAATTCACGTGGGATAGATTAGCTGCTGCTTGGTATTCTACAGAACATATTAACTTAGCAGCAAATAAGGCATTTAAAATTGACGGCCAGGTGGTAATTGACGGACACTCCTTAGGGCCTGGGATTACTAGTATTCCTGGTGTAACTTCTTTTGGTCCACAAACTTATGTTCAGATTGGACCAAACGTTAGCACACCTGTTATGCGATTAGAGTTGAATAAAATTTCAACAGTTGCAACCAATGCCGATTTAGAATTAGCACCTGATGGATCAGGTAATATTGCATTAATAGGCGGACCTAGAATTACTGGCTTGTCTGACCCTGTTGCCCAACAAGATGCAGCGACTAAAGAATATGTTGATAATGTATTAGAAACAAGAAGTTTAGCATTTAGTATGGATATTTCAGACGGTATTACTAACGTTGCAATTGCTGGAATATTAGAACAAATGGCACCGGTAGTCGAATATAGAAATGGTGCCACTGCTAGAATTTTGTGTTCAACATTAACTAACGCCAGTAACGTTGCTGATGTAGATGCTATTAAATCACAAGCATTAGGAACATTTGTAACACCAACACCTGGAACAGCCCCGGCAGTAACAAACGTTTCGTTTAGTTTATTGCCAGTTCCTGGGCAAACAATTCAAGTATCACCAAGAATTATGAAAGTATTTAAGATCCTAGCTGGATCTTGGACTTTTGACAGCGAATCATTCGTATAACGGAGCGAAATAAATGGCCTATGTAATTAACAAATATAACGGAGAGCAACTAGTTGTGCTAGAAGATGGCACACTTGATACCTCAACTAGCGTAGGCTTGCTGGGCCGAAATTATACTGGATACGGCGAAGTTCAAAACGAAAACTTTTTATACTTATTAGAAAATTTTGCAAATAGTATTCCGCCATCGAGACCGTTGGCAGGCCAAACTTGGTATGATTCTAGAAATCAAACTTTAAATGTTTACAGTGGTGAAGGATGGGCCACAGCAGGAGCAGCAACTGTTTCTGAAAATGCTCCCAACACTGTAGTTGGTGCTCCTTCTAGCAATCCTATTAAAGGCCAGCTATGGTTTAAACCAAGTACATTGCAATTATTTGCATCTAACGGTATTACCTGGAACTTAATAGGTCCAGAGGCATTAACAGGTTACGGATTAACAAAGTTAGAAGATCGTATAGTAAATGATATTAGTGGTAACCCACATCCTGTTATAATTGCATTTGTAGATGATACTCCGTTGGCTATGTTTTCTGCAGATGAATTTGTTCTAGGATTAAGCACAACTGTTGACGGATTCACTTCAATAAAGAAAGGAATTACATTATCATCATCGTCGGAGTTTAACGGCGAAGTTAATGGAAATGCAACATCTGCTTCGTCGTTATCAACTCCGGTTAAAATTAACGGAGTTACGTTTGATGCTACTCACGATATTACAATCACTGCTAACTCTACTAATCCGTTAATTAGCGGAGAATACATTTTAGGATCTAACTTTACAGGCGCATTAGCACAGACTTGGGCCGTAGATGCAACTCCAAACAACACTATTGGTAAAGTTGTTGCTCGAGATAGTTCTGGTAATTTTGCAGCTAATATAATTACCAGCGACTTAATTGGTGATGTTACCGGTAATGTTACTGCGGTTACCGGTACTAGTACATTTAATAGAATTGAAGCTGCTGAATTTATCGGAGCAACATTAACTGGTAATGCTTTCACAGCAACAAAATTAAAAACTCCTAGGGCAATTAACGGAACACTGTTTGACGGCACTGAAAGTATTACTATTCCTGCCGCTGCATCAACGTTAACTGGAAATAGGTTAGCTAATGCTATTGTTGAATCTAATTTAACTACACTTGGCAGGATTCAAGATTTACAAACAGGAGATAACGGTGTTAAAATTGGCGGCGCCGACGAAGCCCGATTGTTTCTAGATCCGTTAAATTCCTTTATTCCAACAATCAAAGTTTCAGTTTCTGGAAAAGGATTAAACTTTGAATTAACTGATCCAACGTTTGCACAAACAAAACCAAATATTGGATTCCTAACATCAGTGCAGTCTTTAAGCGAAGGCGGTGATGCTGCTCCGTCTTTTACTAAAACCAAAGGTGGTGATGTTAATTTAGGGTTACCTACTCGCAAATGGAACAAAGTATACGGAACAGAATACTTTGGGACTGCTATTAGTGTAGATACAATTAATCCATCTAACGGCGGAACATCAATCACAGCAGCTGGTGATTTTATAGTCACTGGTAATTTTACAGTACAGGGCTCAGTATCAACAATTAATTCAACTATTGTTACCATCAAAGATCACACATTAGTTTTAGCACAAGGAGCTGTAGGTGCAATAGGTGCAAATGATGCCGGGTTAGTAATAGATGGTGCTAATGCTACATTTAAATATGCTTCAACTGGAGATAAATGGGTATCTAATAAAGATATTGACGTTGGCAGTCACTATTTTAGAGGAGTTGCAACTAGCGCACAGTATGCTGACTTAGCAGAAAACTACCAAGCAGATCGAGAATATGAGCCCGGCACTGTGTTAGAATTTGGCGGCGAGTTTGAAGTAACTGTAGCATCAGACGAAACTCGCAGAGTAGCTGGTGTTGTATCAACTAACCCAGCATATTTGATGAACAGCAAGTTGACAGGTAGCAATGTTGTTGCCCTAGCACTACAGGGTCGTGTTCCTTGTAAAGTTAGAGGTAAAATTAACAAGGGTGATATGCTAACTAGCAGTGGAGGCGGATTTGCACGCCCCACAATAGACCCTAAAATAGGTACAATTATAGGCAAAGCTCTTGAAGACTTTGACGGAATTGAGGGTGTAATTGAGGTAGTTGTAGGCAGAGTGTAAACTGATAAATAATACAATAAATGTGGAGCAGATAGATGGCATATCAAGTTGATAGATTTAATGGTACTTTTTTAGTTTCGGTAGATGACGGAACAATCGATACCACTACCGATATTCGTTTTTTAGGTAAAAACTACGCCGGTTACGGTGAAGTTCAAAACGAAAATTTCCTCCATTTAATGGAAAATTTTGCCAATACCACTCCGCCACCTAAGGTAGTTTCGGGACAAATATGGTATGATTCTAGTACTAAAAGATTAAGATTCTACGACGGTGCAAGATTTAGAACAGCATCGGGCGCAGAGACAGGAAATACTGCACCGTCTGGATTAGCACAAGGTGATTTTTGGTTTGATACATCTACTGAACAGTTATATACTTGGAACGGTACATCGTACATATTGATTGGGCCACAAGCTAGTCCGACAACCGGAGAAGCCGCAGCAGTACAAGCCACAGTTAAAGATAATGTAGGAACTAACCATTCAATATTAAAACTTATTTCTGAAGGTGTTGTTATTGCAATTATCAGCAACGAAGAATTTACATTAGATTCTACGAATCCTATTACCGGTTTTAATTCACCTAAGAAAATTAAAAAGGGTGTTACATTAAAAGACACCAACGGTACTACTGGTGTTACAGAAACTGAATTTTACTTCTGGGGAACTGCATCTAACTCAGCTAAATTAGGTGGATATTCTGCCAGCGATTTTATTAGATCAGGATCAGCAACTCTTAATAACTTAGCTATTAAGGATGCAGGCATTACAATAGGTGATGGAAACGATCTTAAGATTTGGATTGATAACGGTGACGAGCCTATTATTCAAAACCAATCAGGTACGACAATTACACTAAGAATTAAAAATGGTTCTGTAGATAACGATGTTGCAATTATCACAGAAACAGGAATGTATCCTGGAACAACAAACTTCTTTCAGTTAGGACAACTAGGTTCTGTTTGGAAATCGGTGATGGCCACAAACTTCTACGGAACATTAGGCAGCGAAACATCAACACAAACAGCATTTGCAGATACAATTGGTATCCACAAAGGAAACATTAAAGCAGTTGACAACACAGTTGCTTATAACGCTACTGCTAAAACATTTAGCGGCAGCTTTAGCGGAAATTTAACAGGAAACGTTATTGGCGACTTAACTGGAACTGCAACAGCCGCAAACAGTTTGCTAGGATTTACTCCAGCTGAACCTGCAACAGACTCTACCATTCCAGTTAGAACTGCCGACGGTGATATCATTGCTAACCAATTCATTGGTATAGGCGACAAGGCAGATAGACTTAAAATTAATACAGATGATATAGTTGACTCAGATCCGTATTATAAATCAGCTAAAACTATGGCTTCTGCAAACTCTATTGCAGCTAGAGATAGTTCAGGCAACATTACTGCAAACGTGTTTAATGGTACAGCTACCGCAGCAAGATATGCCGACTTGGCAGAGAAATACCTATGCGATGCAGAATATGAACCTGGTACAGTAGTAGTTGTTGGCGGAGAAAAAGAAGTTACCGCATCGTCTTTTGGAGACCTAGCTATTGGAGTAGTAAGTACAAATCCAGCGTTTATGATGAATAAGGATTTAGAAGGCGGAACATATATTGCACTAAAAGGAAGAGTTCCTGTTAAGGTAACTGGTAGTGTTAAAAAAGGTGACCGTTTGGTGGCAGGCAACAACGGAGTTGCTCAAGTAGCTGCCGATCGTTTAGATATTTTTGCTATCGCCTTAGAAACGAACTTAAATACAGACACAAAAATAATTGAAGCAGTAGTACTATAAGGATAATATATGGCAGTCGGCGATTTCATCTCAGCATCAGATTACAATAACATAAGAACCAGAATTGTTTCTGTGCTTGGCACAGGCGGAGTAAATCCTGACACTGGAGCATCCAACGGATCGTTTGGCTACGGACAAACATTAAAAAGTTCTGCTGTGGCATCCGGTGCTACTATAACAAAAACGCAATGGGACAACTTGCGATTTGATATCTACAATGTTTTGTATCATCAAACTGGTTCAGCACCTAATCCTGTTTCAGCAGCATTAAATTCTGTTATTCAATATGGTGCTGCGTTCCCAAATACACAATATGATACATTAACAACTACTGCAATTTCTAATAGATTTGATATTGGCTCTGGTTTCTTTTCCACAGGAGCAGTTAAAGACGGCAGCGGAAGTCCATTAACATTACCTGTGACTAGAACATCTTCGTGGACAAGCGGTGTAAGTTGTGAAGTAACAATGACATTTAGTACAGCAAATGAAGCTAGATACTTTTTTAATAGTGGAGGAAAAGTTAGATTTTCTTCTAGTTTTACACCAGCATCCGGAGCCCAGCAGGAAACTGCTTGGCAGAATTTGTTAAGCACAGCAGGTGTGTTAAGTTTTGGCGGCAATGCCCCAACAATTAACTTTTGGAATTTAACAACAAGTAATCAAGAATGTTTTTCTAAAACAACTAGTGCTCCGTATTCTAGTAATACGTGGAAGCTGCTTGCTAGATTGTCAAGCGGATCTGTATCTAGTTTATCTACGCCTTGTTCTGTAATCTTTACAAGTGTATGGACTGACGGATACACTGATCCTGGATCACCTCCTCCTGGAGACTTAGTAACAGGTACATTAAATTTAACATTTGATGAACTGTGGGCATCGGGAAGTTTCTCCCCAACAGGAACTTGGTCGATTACTAGACCTTCTTATTCATATACTTCGATAACAGGTTCATAAATTTTCCTCTTCTAAAACCTGGCATATAAATAATGTGCTATGTTTATTTAGAGGAAAATTATGGACGATCGCTTATCAACAGCACTAGAGTTTGCAAATTATCGCCAAACTCTAGCAATTCAAAGAAAAACACTAAAAGAAAAGATTAACGGCCGTCTTACGTTTGGCCATTCGGGCGGTCTATTTAAAATTGATCGTTCTCTAATCACATTTGTCCAAATGCTACTTGATCAAGGGCGAACAACTGATGTCCCACTAATGGATGAAAATGATAACCCTGTATTAGTTAATGATCTTCAATCATTCAGAGATGATATTGTAGATAGATATTTTACAGCTACACTTGAGTATTATAACGAATATAATAATCTTAAGAAAAGTAGAACGGTTGAGAAGTTATTAGACATATGACAAGAGGCGCACTGTTATTTGCACATAATAGTTCTGCAATAGACTACGGCCTAATGGCTATTATTTCAGGCGGACTAGCAAAAAAACATTTAGGGATTCCTGTTAGTGTAGTGACTGATAAGTGGACTATTGAATGGTTAAAAGAATCTAAAATGTTTGATAAAGCGGTAGAAGTATTTGATCAAATAATAGAAATTGAAAAACCAGTTACTACAAATACACGAAAATTGCACGACGGATTTCACAGTCAAACAATTCCTTTTGAAAACTCTAATCGTTGCCTTGCTTGGGACCTATCGCCTTATGATCAGACGCTGTTAATTGATAGTGATTATTTAATTTTTTCAAAAAGTTTAAATGAATATTGGGATGTTGATGCCAGTGTTATGATTGCAAAATCAATGTCTGACATCAAGGGAGATCGTGCTGAAATTTTAGATACTAACGTTTCTGAAACAGGCATCCATATGTTTTGGGCCACCACGGTAATGTTTGATAAAAGCAAAGAAAGTCAATTCTTTTTTGAATTAGTAAAATTTATCAGAGACAACTACAAATACTATGGTGATTTATTTAGGTTTAACAGCAAACAATACAGAAACGATATTGCATTTAGTATTGCAAAACATATTTTAAATGGATTCGAAACTGATTACATTTATACACTGCCGTCTTTAACTACTATTCTTGATAAAGATATTATGCATACGGTTGACGCTGATGGAAAAATTACAATACTTGTAGACAATCCAGAAAATTGTGGATACTTTTGGGCAACTACACTTAAGAATACTGATGTGCATATTATGAACAAACAAAGTATCATAAGAAACAAAGAACAATTGCTGGAGTTAATATGAACTTTGGATATTTAATTGTTATATCTGAATCTGATAGCTGTGATTATCTCAAGCTAGCATATGCATTAGCACTTAGTATTAAAGCCACTCAACGAGAAGGATTTGATAAAGTTGCATTAGTGACAGATAATAAGTCTGCAATAGACAACTTAAAAAGTCCCTGGGTTTTTGATCAAGTAATTGAGTGGAAACAGGAAACATTTTGGGACGGTCGCAGTTGGATGGATCAGTTAAGTCCGTGGGATGCTACAGTGTGTCTTGATGCTGATATGCTGTTTCTTAGAGATTACAGCCATTGGATAGAATATTTTATTGAAAATTCTGAGCTGTATGTTGCTAACTCTGCATACACCTATCGAGGTGAACTTGTAACTGACAGATTTTATAGAAAAGCATTTGAAGAAAACGAATTGCCTGATTTATATTCTATGTTTACTTTCTTTAAAAAAGAATCAGAGCTTGCTGACGAATTTTTTAAGTTAGGACGATACATTATTAAAAACCCAATAGAATTTAAAAATACATTCCTTTCAAAACGAAAACCAAAAGTAGTTGGCACAGACGAAGCCTTTGCAATGAGTGCATCAATTCTTGACATTGGCGACAAAATAGCGTACAATTTAAACTTCCCAAGGATAGTTCATATGAAACCAATGATTCAAAATTGGCCCTGGGAAGCTAACAAAGTTACTGATCACGCAGGGTTTTATCTTAATGACTCTGCTAATTTAAAAATTGGCAATCATCAACAATTTGAAATAATTCACTATGTTGAAAAAGATTTAATAACTGATGAATACGTTAGCATATTAGAGGACAGAGTATGGAAAAAATAATTGACTTTGAAGAATTTATTAAGCAAATGGAAAATGTTGCACCAACTGCTTGGGCAATATACGACGAACGATCAGGAATAATCACAGAGGTTGTTTCTACATTTATAGAACCAGTTAACAAAAATAAATTAGAAGTTGATTCTGATATTGCAGAATTATTGTCAACAGGAAAAAAACAAACGGTAGCGTATCGAGTAGATATTACAACTACTCCTCCTACGCTTGTTGATAACAATGAATTTGATGAAAAAAGAACATTAACTAAAATAGACGATGTAGTACATAGAGTAATTGAAAAGCAGTGGTCAAAAGAAAAGAATCCAGAAATAAAAATAACGTATACTAGATCTAAAAAAACACTATCTGTTGAATTAAGTAAAAAATTTAATTTTACAAATAAAAAACGAGTACACTGGACAGGCGAAACAGAAATGATTTTGTTGTTAACTGCGTACAACGATCCTAATTATATTTTAGAAATGTTATCTTTGCGAGTAGGCGATGTTATTGGCGAAAAGAAAATATTTAAGAATATAGAAATGCCTGAACAGTTTAGTGTTTTTACTAGAAGAATATTCAACAACTATGTGTTGGAGATCAAATGAAAGTAATAGAATTTGATGTTGTATTTTTAAGCTACGACGAGCCAAATGCAGATATACATTATGCAAAGCTCTGTGACATCGTTCCTTGGGCAAAACGTGTACACGGAGTTAAAGGTTCAGATGCCGCACACAAAGCCGCTGCTGAATTAAGTGAGACTGATTGGTTTATTACTGTTGATGCTGATAATATTGTAGATCCTAAATTTTTTAATCTAGAATTAAAAATGGATGACCCTGCAATCCAAGTATATGGATGGTGCGGTAGAAATGCTATAAATGGATTACGCTACGGCAATGGCGGATTAAAAATCTGGAAGAAAGAGTTTGTGCTTAATATGAAAACGCACGAAGCCAGTGAAAGTGATCGTGGTCAAGTAGACTTTTGTTGGGAAGATGGGTATCGTAATTTTCCTGTAGTCTACAGTGAAAGCATTATTACAGGAAGTCCCTTTCAAGCCTGGAGAGCAGGATTCCGCGAAGGTGTGAAGATGACATTGTTAGACGGCGTTAAAGTAGCCCCTGGCGAAATACAAGAGAAGATATGGTGGCATAACATCCATCGATTGCGTATGTGGTCAACTATAGGTATGCACGAAGAAAACGGAGTATATGCAATCCTCGGTGCTCGGATGGGCACTTGGATGACAAATTGTACTGATTGGAACTATGTTGATGTTCGAGATTTTGAAATACTAAGGACCATTTACAAAGAAAATGTTAATCATTCTTCCGTAGAAGAAGATGCACAAACTCTTGCAGTAAAAATTAAAGCAGCATTGGGGTTAGATTGGCCGTGGTTAGACGCACAGCAAAGCAAATACACATTAGACTTATATGACGAAACTATAAATCTAAACAACACATACTATAAACTGCCAACAAATGTATGATATTTTTTATGTTTCTAAACAATTAGGCAACGACTCAGACTGGTTAGCGTTAAAGTCTAAGTACCCTTTTGCTCAGAGAATATCAAATTTAAAGTCCTATGACGAAATTAAATCTAAATCCTTTACAAAAATGTTTTGGGTTATTTGGGATGATGTTATTTTAAATGACTCTTTTAACTTAGTTGAGTATAAATCTACTAAGTGGGACGAGATGTATGTCCACATTTTTAAAAACGGAGATGAATTCGACGGAATATGTTTATTTCCTAAATCCTTATCGATATCTCAGCGTGAATTTCATCATAGGTTTTTTATAGAAAAAAAAGAAATAGACGTTAATGCTAGTATTCCAAAGCAATACAACAAGTATGATTCGATATCATATGATGAATATTTAAAAATAGACGATGAGATGTTTTGGGTTACATTTCCAGATGTTATTATAAATGATAACTCTATTTTTAATATGTATTTTAGTCACCACAACAGTTATGATCGAAGAGAGAATCACGTTTTTAAAAATATATGTAACAACGAAGAAATATATTTAACTGGTGTTATGTTATGCAGCAAATATAAAAAACTTTCTAAGAGAGAATTTGAAAGACAATATGCTGTTGATAAAAAAGAACACGATATTCTTGTTGGCAAATATCAATATCCTATTTACAATATTACCACATATGACGAATATGTCAATATTGCAAACTCAGAAAAATCTAAAATGTTTTGGTGCGTTTGGCCAAATATAGAAGTAACAGACCCCGCAGTTTTTGATTTATACTTTGATCCGCATACTGCTATATTAGATTATGATCGCGGAGAAAATCACGTTTTTAAAAATTTGTTCAATGATAAAGAAACTTATGTAAACGGTATTGTGTTATTCTCAGCGTCAAAACTTATTTCACATAAAGAATTTAACCATAAATTTTTAATTGAAAAGAAAGAACACGACTTGTTAACATCTAAACATAGACTCTACGATGTTGTGTTCATTAGTTACAACGAAGTTAATGCAGATGAAAATTACAATAAGCTAGTTATTAAATGCCCAAGAGCAAAGCGTATACACGGAGTAAAAGGCATACACCAAGCCCATATTAAAGCAGCAGAGTTATGTAACACTGAAATGATATGGGTAGTCGATGGAGATGCTGTTATAGAAGATGAATTTGATTTTAATTTAGTTATGTCTTCATATGATATTGACTGTGTTCACGTATGGAGAAGTAAAAATCCAATCAATGATCTAGAATACGGAAATGGCGGTGTAAAATTATTGCCGAGAGAATTAACATTGTCTATGAATGTTGACTCGTTAGATATGACAACTAGCATCTCTAATAAATTTAAAGCTATGGAAAAAGTATCAAACGTTACTGCATTTAATGTTGATGCATTTGCATCTTGGAGATCAGCATTTAGAGAATGTTGTAAATTGTCCAGCAGAGTAATTGAAAGACAGTATGAAGAAGAAACACAGCAACGATTGGACATTTGGTGTACAGTTGGAGCAGATAAGCCTTATGGAGAATACGCCTTACGCGGTGCTAAAGAAGGCAGAGCATACGGATTAGAACATAAAAATAATTCAGCAGTATTAGTAAATATCAACAACTTTGAATGGTTACAGGAAAAATTTAATGCCTCTAAATAAAAATATAAAAGGCAACGAACTAGTTAAGATAAACGGCCGGTATCAGTCTAAATACTTTCACGATGCTGGAAATGTATTCAATGAATTAAACAATGTTAGTCCTAGCTTTTGCCTAGCAAAATGGTTCAACGTTAGTATACATATTCCTACAGGACAGACACATAGTTGTTATCATCCTAGAAGTCACCACGTTCCCTTAGATGAAATAGCAATAGACGTTAGCGCATTGCATAATACTAAACATAAAAAAGAACAACGTAAATTAATGCTCGAAGGATCTCGTCCAGAAGAGTGTAATTTTTGTTGGCAGATTGAAGACAGCGGAAATCAACTAAGTGATCGTGCTTATCGTAGTAAAGATGTATACGAGCCGGGATTAATTGATGAAGCTAGGGCGTTAGGTTTTGAAGGCAATGCAATACCTCGTTATGTAGAAGTGAACTTTAACCAGGCCTGCAATTTTAAATGTAGCTACTGTAGTCCACATTTAAGCACAGCGTGGCAACAGGACATTGAACAAAACGGAGCTATTATATTGTCAGATCGATGGCATAATGATCTTACTTGGGTTAAGAAACTTAACATTGATAACGGACCAGACAACCCGTACTTAAAAGCATTTTGGAATTGGATGCCAGTTGTATATCCAAAGCTGCAAACATTCCGTATGACCGGCGGCGAACCGTTAATGGATAAAAACACCTTTAAAATGTTCGACTATGTATACGAACACCCTAAGACCGACCTAAACCTCAGTATAACGTCAAATTGCTGTCCGCCGGGAAATCAGTGGCGTAAGTTTATGATTTCATTGAAAAAAATCACTGAAAAAAACGCAATTGACCATTTTATGCTGTTTTGTAGTTTAGATAGCTGGGGCAAACAAGCAGAATATATACGTGCAGGAATGGATTTTGATGTATTATACCAGAACGTAACAGACTTTTTAGCCAACGGTGATAAACATAGTTTAACATTCATTATTACATTTAACGTTTTAAGTTATTCAAATTTTGTAGAATATATTAAACAAATTCATTTATTACGTCAGCAGTATAGTAACGGTCGACAAATGGTTTGGTTTGATATACCTCAGTTGCAAGATCCTGACTTTTTAAATTCTAAATTGTTACCAGAGATGGTAGTAGAATTGGAAAAAGCCAAAGAATATATGCTAGAAAATACTGAAGGAATATCAAATCACCATAAGGGATTTAAAGATTTTGAAGTTAGTAAAGTACAGAGATTGATAGATTGGATTAAACAAGAATCTAATTTCGATAAAGAAAAAGCAATGAAGAATTTCTACTTGTTTTTTACAGAACAAGATAAACGTAGGAATACAAATATTTTAAATACATTTCCAGAATTAGAAAATTTCTGGAACAACTGCAAGGATAAAAATGGATAAAAATGTACATCATATTAAAATAGTTAGAGATAGACTAAACGCAATAAGCCCTAGCTTTTGTACACAAAAATGGTTACACGAAACCCTGTACCTACACACAGGAGTTAATCATAGTTGTTATCATCCTAGACCTCAACGTATCCCGTTAGAGGAAATAGCAGTTGATCCAAGTGCATTACACAATACTAAATGGAAGAAAGAACAGCGTAAAAAAATGCTCGAAGGAGTTCGTCCTGAAGAGTGTTACTACTGTTGGAACATTGAGGATCTGCCAGGCGAGCATATCAGTGATCGTATGATTCATAGTTCCAGTAGTTATAGTATTCCTATTATTGAAGAAGTTGCCAAGCTGCCTTGGGATGCTAACATCAATCCACGCTATTTAGAAATTAGTTTTGGTAACGGATGTAATTATCGTTGCGGTTATTGCTGCCCACAGGCTAGCACTATGTGGACTGAAGAAATTAAAAAACACGGCAATTACGATTTGACTTACAATCAATACGGCATTGAATTTATGACTGACGGTTCCTACTATGGTCCTAAGGACGAGAACCCGTATATCGAAGCGTTCTGGAAGTGGTGGCCTAGTTTGCGTAATGACTTACATACACTTCGCATCACAGGCGGAGAGCCTTTGATGAATCCCGGTGCTATGCAGTTCTTTGATTTGTTAGAGAAAGAGCCTGCGCCGCAGTTAGAGATTAGTCTTAACAGTAACCTAGGCGTATCATTTGCTAAAGTAGATGCGTTAATCAAACGAGTCCAGTCATTATTAGAACAGAAAAAAATTCGCAGTTTTAGTTTTTATACCAGCATTGATAGTTGGGGAGAACAAGCAGAGTATATGCGTACAGGTTTAGACTGTGTACACTGGGAACGCAATATGCGAGCTGTGTTAGCCACCGGCACTACTGTAAATTTTATGTGTACATTTAATATTTTATGTGTCACTAACTATAAATCCTTGCTAGTAAAAATTATTGAATGGCGTAAAGAGTTTGGAAAAGGAGCACTTAAATTTGATTCTCCCTACTTAAAAGAACCCCCACACTGGATGATGAACATTCTCACTGACGACTTTTTTCCTTATATGGATGAAACTTTAGATTTTTTTAAAGCTAATTCAGAATGGTTAAGCGATTTAGAATATGAAAAGTTTTTGCGTGTAACAAACTATATGAAAGCAAAGACAATTCCCGAAGAAAAGATTCTTGCAGGACGTAGAGATTTCTATAGTTTCTTTACAGAGAACGACAAGCGGTTAGGGACAGACTTACTAAAAACATTTCCAGAGTACACGGACTTTTACCTGGAATGTAAAAAGGTCTATGAAGAATGGAAAAAGTAATTACTAGGCACTGGGTTAATAAAAAGTTTCAACTAAGCAGTGGTTGGGACGACTCGGTGCATAATTTTGATGACTTCTCTAAGTTTGTCGATAAATGGAAAGTTATACTAGTTAAAACATACAAAGCCCAACCCGGTAACAAAATAGGTTTTAATGTAGGTACCACTGACATTAGATATTTTTCTTTGTTTTTTGCAGTAGCAGAATTGGGAATGTCTTTTGTTGTTTATCAAAAACCGATGAAAGAAAATGACCTTAACAATTATAAAATAAAAGTTTTTTCTCCTCTCGACTTTATGGTAACAGATGAAGCATCTTCAACAGATCCATTAATAGTATCATTTTCAAAAATACATAGTAAAAAAACTATTAATCTTTCTGATATTGGTAAAGTCATAGATATTAACGATGACGGAAATCAACAAATAGCTGGAGAAATATTAGCTAATCCGGACGATGTATTTTTGTTTACTACTTCTAGCGGAACTATTAATACTCCTAAAATTCTTAATCACACCCATAAGTTTTTTTATGACTTGTGTTTAAGAAATTCAGAAATAATGGGATTTACAGAAATAGACAGAGTTATGCACATACGAAATTTGCATCACGGTAGTAGTGTATCTGTGTTTTTTTTGCCCTCTTTAAAAAAATGTCATAATCATTCGTATCATAATTTCAGTGAGGATGCTGCCGATAAAGCAGTTTCGCATATTGTAAACTACAAAGTAACTAAATTGTTGGTTCCTTATAATAAAGTAATTGATGATTTTATTTTTGCATTTAAATTAAAACAAATGAAATGCTCAAACCTAGAAATTTTCAATTTGTCATATTTGCAAGATGCGTGGATAGAACATTGCAAAGACGGTATGTTTAAATCTATTACAAGCATATTTGGTTGTAATGAGACCGGAGGCCCCATTTTTCTTCCGTGCTTAAATAAAGATACTGAAACAGTAGACAGCACGTATGTAGGAAAACCAATTGATCAATTTTATGAATTAAAAATTGAAAAAGACATTTTAATGGTATTTTTAAAAACTTATAATAAATGGGTGTCAACTGAAGATAGATTTATGTTTATCGACAATATGTATACGTATCTAGGAAAAAAGAATTTAGTAAGAATAAACGATTACGAATTTGAATTAAGTGATCTAAAGGATTTTTTAAACAAATTATTAAATTTTGATCACGAATTAGTATATGGCAACGATAAATTGTTTTTAGCTATATTTGACCCACACATTAGACTTAAAACACTCGACGATATTGATGACATTAATCAATTAATAGGTATAAATTTTAATCCGTTAGTAAAAATATCAGTAGTTAAAACATTTGTAAAAGCAGATTTTAATTATGGAATAAAATTAGATCATCAATTATTACGATCAGCATTTACAGATCACAGGAAACATAAATGACAAAAAATACAATTTGGACTTACAACAATGCAAGGTTTATCCATATAGAATTATCAAGCCTATGTAATGCAGCTTGTCCAAACTGCCCTCGGTATATGTACAATACTGAAATTGTAAATCCAGATTTAGATTTGACCTCTATCTCAATTGAGCAATTTAAAAAATGGTTCCCGGTGGATTTTGTAAAAAATTCAAAACGTTGGCTAATATGTGGAACAGTTGGCGATCCTATGATGGCCAAAGATGTATACGAAATTTTAGAATACATCTGCCTTAATTCTGATGCCGGAATACAATTAAACACCAACGGTGGAACACGATCTACAGAATTTTGGAAAAAAGTTGGAAATCTTTTTAACCTACCTGCTTCTAATAGACGATACATTATTTTTTCAGTAGACGGTTTAGAAGATACTAATCACATTTATAGAAGAAACGTTAGCTGGGATAAAGTATATAACAATATGAAAGCATATGCATCAACTGGCGCATATTCACAGTGGGATTATTTGATTTTTAAACACAACGAGCATCAAATTGAAGAAGCTAAGTTGATGGCTAAAGAAATAGGAATAACTGACCTTGCTTTAAAAAGAGCACTAGGGTTTGAAGGATCAACACCAGATACCTATAAAAATATGCCAGCAAGAGATAAACAAGGAAAATTTCAATATTTTATTGAACCGCCGTCTATCGAATGGAGAAATAATGCACAAGCAACTGCTGAACAACCTATTCCTTCATCTGATATGAATATCAATAAGACTAAAAAAACAGTAATAGAAATTAAAAATGAACTAGATTATGATATTAGTAAATCTCTATCTTCTTGGAAATTTCCCGAAGAGCACAAAGGAAAAACTATTGTTTGCAAATCTTGTGTGAAAGAAACAAAAATACCGTCTACAGAAATATATATTGATGCGTCTGGTAATGTTATGCCTTGTTGTTACATAGGAACGTGGTTTAGCAGTTACTATAAGTTAGCAGCAGCTATTCAAATTAAAAAAGCAGTTAAAGATTGGGGTCCTGAAAAGATTAATTTAGATAACTACTCGTTAAAAGACATATTAGACTCGGGATTTTTAAATCAAATGTTTGCAGATAAATGGGAGAATGCTGCGGACGGAGACAAAATGGAGCATTGTTTTTCAATGTGCGGAAAAGTAGATAATAAGGGTGAAAATAGTGTTGATAAAATTTATATCAGCGGATGGTGGGCAAAGGATAAAAATAAATGAGCAATACTAAAACGTGGTGTGTCAATGCGTTTCACGCACTAACTGTCAACACAGACGGATCTGCAAAGACTTGCTGTATGGCAACTAGCGATATTCCAGAAAAGAAAGTACGTGTATACAAGTTAACAGAATTATTTAATGACACACACCTTGAAAAAATAAGAGATGATCTCGATCAGGGAATTAGAAATTCTAATTGTGATCGATGCTGGGAAGAAGAAGATGCAGGCCGCAAGAGTAAAAGACTAAGAGATAATGAGCATTACGAATTCCAAGATACTAAGTCTTTAAGAATCCTAGAATTAAATTTAGGAAATACTTGTAATATTAAATGTAGAACTTGCAGTCCTTGGAATAGTAGCCAATGGATTAAAGAAAAATACGAGATAGAAAAACCAAATGTTTCGTACGGATCTTTTTTATCTAGATTTAAAGTATTACACGAATCTTTCGACGATGATGCGTTAATGTGGGAGTCATTGGAAGAAATACTTCCTAATCTTGTGCAAATGGATTTTTATGGAGGAGAGCCGTTCCTTATTAAAAAGCAGTGGAACATTATTCGAATTGCAGTCAAAGAAGGATATTCTAAAAATTTAAAAGTGCATTACAACACTAACGGAACAATTTGGAATGAAGATCAAATAGCATTGTTATCTGATATGCGAATAGCAGATGTATCTATAAGTGCAGACGGCGTAGGCGATCGATTTGAATATATGAGAAATCTTGCCAAGTGGCCAGTTGTTCACGATCATATAAGCAAAGCTATCGAATGGAGAAAAGATAATCAAAATGTTGTATTGACTTTATGCTATACCATAAGCATTTTAAATGTATGGTATATAAATGAAATTGTTGAGTATGGAGATTTGCACGGAATTAATGTCTATTTAAATTTAGTACATTCTCCTAGTCATTACAATATACAAAATATTCCAGTCGACATTAAAATAAAAATTGAAACGCATCTAAGAGAAACAATACCATCTACTCACAGTTCGTGGTATTGGTTAACTGGAATAATTGCGTTTATGCATCAAAAGTCTTACAATCCTGCAGATTGGGAATCTTTTTTAAAGACAACAAAGATACACGACGATTACAGGAATGAAGATTACAAAAAAACATTCAGTGAATTTTATAATGTAATTTCACACCACACTAATAATTTACTATGACTTTTAAAATAATTTACACAAACGGAGATAGTTATGCTTCTGGTGACGAATTAGGTTACTCTAAATATTATCCAGAAATGAGCGGACTCACACCATTTAGTATGAATATTCCAGTTGATCCAGAAAGTGCAGTGTTGTGGGGCAAACTTACTGTTAATAATTTTGACAAGTATCGATTGTATCTTGAAGAATGCAAACGACTAGCATATACAGCAAAATTAGGATCAATATTAAATATACCTTCTATTAATTTATCAAGAGGCGGTAGATCTAATCAAGAAGCAATTGCACTAACTATAGATTATTTAGAAAATAGGTTGTTAAAAATATATAAGCCTGAGGAAATCTTAGTAATACTAGGAGTTACTTGGTTTGAAAGATATCGAGTTCCTTACGAGAAAGACGTATCGGGCTCAACATCATTGATATTAGGCCACCCGAGAGGAGATGCTACTGATCTTTATCAATATTATGTTATGAATCACAATGACAAGTTTATAATAAGTGATGTTGCTACGCACTTTATAGCAGGTATGCTTTATCTTGAGAAGAAGGGAATATCCGTTGTCTTAGTTGATTCTCAACTGTTTGCTAGATCTAAACAGCATATGAAAGACACATATAAAGATAGTCTTTTAAATATGATTCCCGATGCTGATGTAACTATGGGATTATATGCACAGCCCGGAGAAAAGTGCCGGCACAAACTAGGACATTTTTCAGAGGTTGTTCACGAGAGAACTGCCGAAGCGTTGTCGGCAGTTATTAAAGAAAAATTCAAAGATAAATTTTAAAAAATATCTTTCGTTGATTTCTTGATATCACCTTTTAGTTTGTTGATATCAATTTTAAAATCTATTTTAGAAATTTCATCGCGATACTCTTGAAATGTTTCTAATAGTTTATCAGCAATTAACTGGCTATGAGATTCTGACATCTGTTCTTTGATATCAATCTCCCATATCCGTCCGTTAGTAAATTCTAATCTAATAATTTCAAGATATGAGATAGGCATAGTATTCATATACATATCTTCAAACACTTCGGGCCATTCTTTTACTAAATGGCCCGGCGTTTTAAATAACGGTTTAGGCGTCACTGGTTTCGCTTACCTTAGTTGATGCTTTTTTCTTTGGAGGATCTAACTCGTCTGCTTGTTTACGTAATCTTGCAGCTTCTTTATACATTGCATCGGCTTGACTACGATAGCTCTTAGCAATGTCAGTATCGGTTAGTGCTTCGTTCAAACTTGCCTTTAGTGGAACAACTGGTGCAGGCTCTCCAACATCTCTACCAAGATCTTTAACTTCTACAATTTCCTCTACAGAAGAATCAGATTTCTTAGGAGCGCCTGAAACAAAAGTACATAAATCGTCAATTGCACAATTGCGTTGTTCTGCAATTAATACATTTAATTGATCTAATTGAATGGTATCGTTTGGAGTTGGCGTCATAATAACATTATCTGTTGGAACTTTTTGTAAAATTCCGTCGTGACGCAATGAGTTTAGCATTACACGCCCGTCTGCGAAAGAACGTGTGAAAAGAATTTCACCAAACTCAAACGCTTCTTGCGCTTGATCTGATTCTACTAATTTCATAATAGAATCGTGGTACGAGTCGCTCAACGATGCTACTGGAATTACTAGGGATTGTCCGCTCTCACCTGGCAATGTTCTAAAGACTACTAGAACCTTTGCTTCATTTGCTTTGATTCTACCGACGTGTTTTAGGCTTTTCATATTATTCCTTTTTGGTTACGCTATCTAAAAATGCTGATAACTTGTTGTAAAGTTTGCCAACAGCTTCCATCTCTGAAGCTTTGAAAGTGCCACGCTGTGTAGCAATATCAATGATACTTTTAACAGCGGCTAAATCATTAAGATTTAAATCAGCTGATGGTGCTTGACCTTCTGCAGGTGCTGCTGCGGGAGCCTCTGGGGCTTGTTGTAGGTCTTTGTTTTCTTCGGTCATTAAGTTCTCCTTATATGTGGACACGCAAGCATAAAAAATGTCAATTCTTTTTGATCTTCAAATCCTACAAACGTTGAATTTTTCAACTTACCGTCATCTGCTACATTTGGCATTTTAGTAATACTATATCTGCCTTTTAGCCGATGAACAATCCACTCTTCAATTTCATTTCCTAATAAAAAATCTTGTTCATAGATCTTTATCTTAGAGAAGTGTGGCGGTAATGTTTTCAAACTTCTTTTGTTTATAACGTCAATAGGGTTTAAATCAAACATTGTGAAAATATTTATAAGTTATGGTTAATCGGGGGTTGATTCTTGGCTTAATCTTCTTCGCAAGGCTTTTGCCGCGCCCATTTTGCGAACATCACCTGAGAAAAGATATAATTCAAATGCTGCTTTTTCCGATAGTACACGGATGTATCTTTTTTGTAAATGAAAGGGAGATTCAATAAATTGATCTAACCATATTAACACCTGTGGTCCTATGGTTAAGTCTTTTGGTAATTCAATTTTGTATACTTTAATGTCCGCTTTAGACTCAATCCAATCTAGACATTGATCGGTCATTCTAAGCCCGCCTGCATCTTTAGATCTTGTACTGTACCAAAATACTTTTCTAAAGTCTTCTACAGTTTTTGTAGTTGGTTCAACGCCTGCCGCTTTTAAAAATACCTGTGTGTAGGTATCCTTGTTATCCATTTTATTTTATTTCTTCGCCGTCTGTAAGTTTATAAACAGCAAAGTCAGAAGTTTTAAATAGTTTGTTAAGTTTCTTTGCAAGATTGTGTGCGTGACCGGGGTTAGAGAAACTAACCTTTTTATACTTCGGTCCGGGATAACTTGCAAGCAAGCTACCGCTTTTAAGATTGAAAGGTTGTCCTTTAAAGAATACAGCCCAGATGGCTTCACTATCAAGAATTTGTTCAATTTTGAATGTTTCCTTGTTAGCATATTCTAGCAAAATTTTAGGTTTTGGTCTACTCATTTTATACGTGTTTCCTAATTAACCACGTATATATTTATCTCTGACCGAAGCCGCCACCGTCTACTTGAACACTGAATTCAGTGCTTGATTCACGAATTTTAGTTAATGCTTGATGCACTTCGTTAATAGTTTGACTCATTTTAGAGGTTAATAACGCTAATTCAATGGCTAAGTCTCTAGCTTCTTGAATTGTAATTCGTATTTCTTTTTGTTGGCCTCTTTCGGCAGCAGCAAGTCTTTGCAGTATCTTTTCAACACTTGCTAAGTTTGTAGGTAAGTTATTTGCTGACATTAGCTAACACCTGTTTCATCTCAATTTCTGTTTTAAAAGGACCTTTGTATTCATATCGTTGTAATGTAATCAATTTAGGACAGAATGATTTAACCCATCCTTTGTCAAAATGAATAACATAGTAGCCTGCGCAGTAAAGGCTTTTACTATCTCCGCTCTTAGTAAAGAGTGGTAGTTTTCTTTTAATGTCAAACATTGAGTTGTGCGGTGAGGCGCTAGTAGCATATCCGTGAACCTCATTGGGGTTAGCATCTGTTGATTCTTTAATAATTTTAGCAACAAAAAAATCTTTACCAAATTGTTTTGTTAAACTTTCTTTATTATTGTAAATTTGAATACCTAGTTGATTGCTCATTACAAAACGATTTTCTTCGTCTTTACGTAATGTAGCAAACTTAGTTCCATCTTTTTCAACAATCCAAAATTTATCTTGGATAATTGGCTTAGCGTGTATTTCTGTCATTGTGTTCTCCCAACAATCGTGTGTTTTGTTTACGCAAGTTTCTTCATACGGGCATAGGTTGAATGGCATTTATATACCTCGCATTTAATGGCTCTGCATAACTTTGAGCTTGATCCGCAATCTTTTTAAGATCATATAAATTACAAAACTTAATAAGTCTAATACCAACTTGACTGATATTTTTATTTGCAGTTGTAGCATTGGCAATAGTTTCTGCAATTATTTTCTTAATGTCATCTGGTTGTGCAGCTAAATCAATCAATTGGCGATTGCGTTCGTAATCTTCTTTAACACGATGTTCTTTGCCTTCGTGGTCAGTCCAACGCTGAAGCATCATATTGTTCCAATTGAATCCCTTGCTGTCTCGATCGCCGTAGGCCTCACGGAGACCAATCTTATTCTTTGTGCCTTTTTCCCGTACTCCCGGATATGCAGAAAATACGTTGTCGCTGGTGTCGCCACGCATACACTTCTCAAAGAGTAACCATTCTGGGTCCGGTGCGATCTTTGCCGCATTAGTTTTCTTATCAATGACAGGCTGTCCTTTTTTGTCAAAGTAGCCTTCGTGTGTAATTGTTGTTTCTGTGACGCCATTATATTGCTTTACAGTAGGAGATATTAATTGCACAAAATCTGTGTCTGTGGAAATAATCACGTGATTATCTTGCGGATGACTCTGAATCCATCCTGCAATTAAGTCATCTGCTTCTAACTGTGAATGTTGCATAACTGTACAGTTAGTCTTTTCTGATACAAAATCTTTAAATGTATCAAATGCTTCCCAAAATACTTTTTCTTCTTCTGCTTCTTTTTCTGTATGTGCCGCACGACTAGCCGCACGTTGCGCTTTATACGGCTTATAGTAGTCTTTACGCCAGCTACGACCTTCGAGGCAGAATACTACGTGAGTACCGCCAAAGTCTTGCCAGGCCTTCTTAATAGAATTTAAGGTAATATGAAACGCCATACCGAGCTTAATATCAGCGTCACCGTTGATAACGTGTCTTGCACGAAAGAATGTGTTAGCAGTATCAACTAAAATATATGTCATTAATTTTTCTTCTTCACTTCGTTAATATCAATGGTACCTGTACTAACCGGAACGTTCATTCCTTCGTCGGTAACAACGTTAGCACAGAGCTCTCTAAACCAGCGGTCTACAATTTCTTCGTCTAAATCTCCGTCAAAACCATATCCCTCTTGCTTTAATTTTAACACAAATAGCTCGTTCCAGTCAAGCTCAAAAAAGCCATTACGGATATTATCCTTGTTAACGTGTGTGTTCAATACTGCAACCCACGGTTCTTTCTTTCGTGTGGCACGATCTTTTGGATTTAATTTTGCTAATTCTTCTGCTTCTTTGGCACGTTCAGCAGCTTCTACAGCTTCTTTTGCAATCTTTGTTGATTCTGCGGCTAGCTGTACTGCTGCCTCAGTTTCTGCTTTGAGTTTATCAAGTCCTGTTATTTTTCTAAATAAATTTTTAAACATTATGGTTCCCGTAAATTTCTAAATGTCGTTGAGCCATACACCATTCGGGTACAGCAACTTCGTCGAACTTAAAATCGTATCCTGCTAAAATATCTAACCACGACACATCGTTAAATGCCCAAACATATGCAGCAGTTCTGTTATTTTTATTTGGCATAAATTTTTTATAAACTTCTAATCTTGCGGCTAATCTAGGATGTCTAGGTCTAGAGGTTTGATATTTCCAAAATTCTGAATCACGTCTAGCACTTAATACATAATGAATGTCAATAAAATCTTGAATATCTTCTATGTATCCTCTGGTTAGCGTGTTATATCTATCTACAATGTCTTGATCGTAGTATCGATTTTGCAGAAGCGTATTTAATAAACTAACCCCTTGAATAAACCCACTAATTCCTGTAGCTTCGAGCGGTTCAATAAATCCAATAGACAAACCAATTGCTAATACATTAGACACCCAAGGTTTTTTAACATACTCTGTAGGATATGAAATTTTTCTAATTTCTTCATTGGTAATAGAACCTTTCCAATACTTGATAAATGCTTTTCTTGCTTGTTCTTCTGTACAAAATTTATCGTGATACACGCACCCACTACCAATACGACTAGTTAGTGGAGTTGTCCAAAACCATCCATTGTCAAATGCTTCTGCTTGTGTGTATGGAAAAATTTCAACATTAGTTTTATCATATTGAACAGGACAAAACAATGCAGAGTTTACGTTGCCGTCATATCCGTCTGTTTCACAGTCACTAACTTTACTAAGCAATACTTTATTAAATCCTGTGCAATCAATGAATAGGTCACTAGTAATTACATTGAACTGGTCACAGGTGATAGAGTCAATTTTATTAGATGACATATTAATCTCATAGTTGTCGCACTCTATGTAGTTAACAGTATCCGAAAGATGATTTTGTAAAAATAAAGAAAACTTATTTGCATCCATATGTAATGCAAATCCCATATCGGACGATGACAGGTTATTTTTCACTGCTAATGTATAACTAGGATGTACTCTAGTATAGTAATCTTCTCTAGGGTATTCTTTAGGATAGTTTTGTGACATTCTCAAATAATGATGCCCTCTAGAATACATATTCTCTCTTGGCAATTGAGAAAAACAGTGCCAGTATTCTGTATCAGGCTTATCCCAATTTTTATAAAGAATGCCGTGTTTTAAAGTACCATCTACACTTTTTAGAAAATGATCAATATCGATGTTTGATTTTCCTAATAACTCAACTAAGTCTGGTTGTGTACTTTCGCCTACTCCGATATTTTTATGTTTCTTAGAGTTAATCATTGTAACCTGTACATCAGGTAAGAAATGGCGAATAGATAATGCAGTAACCCATCCTGCACTACCTGCTCCAAATATACAAATGCTTTTTACAGTTTGAAACATTAAGTTCCCCACTCATTTTTAAATAATGGCACTTGCAATCTATCACTATATCGCAAACCATTCTTCATAGCAAGTTCTGCTACACGACGATTGTTTAATGAGTAAACACTTTCAACTCCGCCTACTGGCATTAGATAAACGTGTCCAGTGAATCCAGCTGCACGATAAATGTCAACTGCTTCTAGTGCTTCTTCTGCATCATCTTCTGAGGCAATTACAAACTTAAGATACGTAGTACCGAGTTCTTCGTAGCTACACACAACTTCGGGTTTAATGGCCTCATCTGGATGTTCTCCGCTAACACTTAGTTTAGGACTAACACTGAATGTGATTTCTCTCCAAAAGTCTTTATCGTGGTGATGTGCCCAAGTATGCAAGTATCCTGCAAACTCTTTGCTAATTTCTTGAGTACCATTTGTTTCAAAGGTAATCTCTTTAAGACCCTCCATACTTGGATGATTTAACAGATCTGGATAAGCACGTTGCCAGCCCAGCAAAGGTTCCCCACCTGTAATAACTAGATGTTCATCTTCCCAGCGTTTGAGTGGAAGTATTTCCATAATACGATCTACAATAGCATTACTTTCAAGCATTGGACTTAGGTCTTTAAAACTAGGATGCCAGCTAGCATAACTATCACAACCTGTAGATACCAACGGAAGTTCTTCATATTTTTTAAATGGAGGTTCGTCGTGTATATCTTGCAACAGAGCAATATTATCTGCTTCCTTGCTTAATTCTCCCTTAGGCATTCCAAAGCCTGCACATTTAAAGTTACAACCAAATGTACGGAGAAACACAGAAGGAACACCCATATAGCGTCCTTCACCTTGAATGCTGTAAAACAGCTCTGCGATTTTAATTTTACTCATAATTTATTTTACACTCTATTAATAGTTTTGTCAAGCAGTTGTTCAACTTCGACCCCAGAATTTTTAAGGAAGTCAACTCCAGCATTGTTTCGATATGCAGTACCAAAATAAACTCTTTTAATACCAGATTGATATATAATTTTAGCACAATCTAAGCAAGGGCTATGTGTTACAAATAGATCGGCCCCGAACCCAGACTCACTGCTTCGGGCTAGCTTTGCAATTGCGTTAGTTTCAGCGTGTAGTACTTCTGGTTTAGTTTTTAACCCGTAACGCACATCACGACCTGCTTCTTGGTGCCATCCTTCGTATGGATATTGTTCATCAAATTCTTCCGGGCTTAACCAGCCACCTGCACCGGAATCCCATACCTTATCTTCACAAGTGTTATCCCAACCACTCGGCATACCATTGTAACCGATTGAAATAATTCTATCGTCTTTAACTACAATAGCACCAACGTGTAGTCTCTTTGCGTGACTTAACTCAGCAAATCGTTTTGCTACATCCATAAATGCTTGTTTAAATCGTATTTGCATTTTCTTTTTTATACTGTTCGTATCTTCTTTTGCGACATTCTTCTTTTACTTCAAGAGGGATATCCGGATGCCATTCAGCCATACCGCAGTCGTATACTTTATATGATGGCATATCAGTATTGTACAACAGTATTACCCAAAATATGCAGGCTATACTAAACCCTATAACATATTTCATATTTTCTCGCTGATTAAAATTTTACACATAAAAGCATCTTTTTCGTCTTTAAAATTAAACTTCATAAAATTCTCAGTAGCTTCTGTAGTGTACCGATCCCCGGGAAGTCCGAAATGTTCCATAATTTGTGCGCAAGTTTCACTCCACCACAGATTAGGTTGGTTGTCCCAGGGCACAATTATTTGTTTACTCATTCTGGTCTTTCGGAAAACCGTAATTCAAAGGCATCTACAAAACAACTATATTCTTTGCAATCTTTAGCTGATTGTCCTTTAGGTGGTTCAGTACGATAATGAACCCACATATTGCCTTCTACTTCTACTATGTGAAGAACACGAAACAACTTACCGTGTCCATCGTCCCATATTGATCCTTCTTTTACCATACATCACTCCTTTAAATTTGTCCTAAGTTTCCCGATATACTTATACGAATTTCTTTACTTAGATTTTTTGTAACTCTATGTTTGCACCAAGCAGGGAATAATAATAAAGTTCCTTCAACTGGTTTTATATTATGCACTACTACATCTTCTAAGTCGAAAACAATGTCGCCTGCTCCGTCTGGCACTTTAACATAGTAGACAAATGCAGCAATATACTTACCGTGATGATGAGTGTTAGTGCTTTCTAATGGCTGATGAATTTGACTCCACCAGTCTTGAATCTGAAGATTATTTTGCCTAGCAATGTCATCAACAGCATCTAGTAAAGCGTGACCTTGAGATCCTTGCTCAGGACTAAACACAGTATCTTCGTATAGGGGAGTAGTAACGTCTGTGCTTTTTCGAACTTGGTTAGATAACACTTCTTTTGCAAGTAACACGTTATCAATACCTGTTAGATTATACTTTTTATAATTTATTTGGAATAACGGAAAGTCACCTTCATATGTATACTCTACACTCATTTAGTCCACCAGTCCTCGTATGGAAAATCAATCCACACATCTTGTTCTGCTTTATTAATTTCTGTACCAGTATAATCCATTTTAACTTCTGCCTTGCTTGCTAAATTATCAAACACTGCTGCAAATCTTACATTGTAATTCCATACATTATTCCATCGATCGTCGTTTGGGAGACACCCCTCTGGCCAATCATTTAAAATCCAATTAATAGTTGCACCAGTATCATTAATATCATCGACTACAAGAATATTTTTTCCTTCGTATGCATCTTCGGCCATCCACAAATTGCTTTCGGTGGGATTTTCTCCACCGTGATCTCTAAGACTTACTTTGAGAGTTTCGCAAGGTATGTCAAAATACTGACTAATCATAACAGCAGGTAACAACCCACCACGGGTGATACCTACTATATAATCAGGCCTCCAATCGCTGGCAGCAATATTACGACATATATTAGCAACAAGTCCATTAAACTCTTGTTGATCAATTTTGCGTTTGTGCATATCTTTCCTTTAGGTACTGCTCGTGTTGAACCCATCCTTTGCGTGTTAGAAATCCCCATTCACGTTTTTTTATTCCAGGCATAAACAATGTCCAACAAGTTATGTTAGGGTCAAGCTCAATACGATGATAAGAATTAGCGCCGCATATACGAAAACTGCCGGGTCCTCTCCATATAGCGATTTCACCATCTCTTTGGCCTGAACTGTTAAATTGTGGAACCCATTCATAATATCCGCCTTTTAAAATTAATGTAGCGTAAGGCCAAGGATGATCGTGAAGATCGTCTGGATCGCCTTTTAAAAATTTATGTAGAAAAACATTAAACGGAAACCAGTTTCTATCTTTTAGAAACAGATAGTATCGTTCCAAATATGGTTCGTTGTCAACACGATCCATAATAATACGCTTACGTCCTAATTTATCTAATAATTTAAGAAACAACGACATTTAAATCTCCTCCGGATCAACAGCAAGTCCACGCCATTGTGTAATTTTAACTTTAACATCATTGTGTTTCCAAGTACGACCAGTCCATTCTGCACGTACAATACTAGCAAACGGCCAAGCTGCTTCTGCTAATTGTGTTTCGTATTCGCCTTTTAGTGTAGGCTTAACGTCGGCAGTAAACCAGTCAGTCATCAAATATTGGTCAACAATTTTATCTAGTTCAGTTGCTGGATCCCACTCTTTAGAATCTTCTTCAAGCTCATCTTCGTCGATATCATCTCGGCTTACACCTTCATAAACTTCTTCATCGCCTACGATAACCCATTTATTCTCGCCCCACTTGCCTGTGGTACTTAAATCGTTGTTGTCAATATCTTCCTCGTCATAGCTAACACCGTTAGCAATCCACCAACCATCGCAGTTACTATAACTAATTTTTAATTTCTTAGGGTCAAATGGTGCCTTAAGTTCAAAGTCACCGCCGAAGCAAGTGCCTTTTTCACCTTGACCGCCCCAGAACACAACGGTACCTTCTGGTTCGTCATCTATAATTGCACTTTCCCATTCGCTGATTTCTACACCGGCATCTTCTAACTCGTTAAGACCAAACGAACATTCCCAAATAGTGTTACCTGCTTCGTCTGTAATCTCTATTTGATTAGTATCACTTACTTCAGGGCCACTGGCGTGACACATACTGTCACATTCGTATGGACTACCAGGTGGAAACGGCCTCATCTCGTCAGGTACAAAATTAAATTTGTCATCCCAGTCAGTGGCATATTCTTCCATATCAATCTTATGTTCTTTAAAGTAATCGTATATCTTACGATCTACCTTACCCATATAACACTCGCCACCATAGTTCCAAATTGTAACTTTAGCAGTTTGTGGAGTAAACTTAAGGATATCTATTAGTTCTTGTTTTTCTTTTTTAGTAGCCATACTATTTCCTTATCTTGGTGCAAATTCTTGTTGAAGTTTAATGTTATCGAAGAATTCTTTCTTTGTATGGGGGTCGTCTTTAAACGATCCTTTAAGCACAGTTGTCTGTGTTAAAGAACTATGTGCCATAATGCCACGATTCTCACAGCACCCGTGTATAGCTTGAATATACACCGCTACGTTGTCTGAGTCTGTAGCCTTCATTATTTCACGGGCAATGTCATTGCATAATTCTTCCTGTAATGTACCACGACGGGCACACCACTGAGCAATGCGAGTGTACTTGCTTAGTCCAATAAGTTTATTAGCGGCAATGATTCCGATATAAGCAACGCCGCTAACAGGCTGGTGATGATGACTACACATACTACGAAGCTCACTTCTAACCACAAGCATACCTTCGTACCGGTCTTCTGAGTCATTTGGGAACGCTGTTGCGTCTGGTGCTGGTTCATATCTACCTGCCATTATTTCATTAAAATACATTTTAGCCAGCCTACGTGCTGTGCCTTTGCTATTGGGATCAGTTTCTCGATCAATTAATAGTGCATCTAATACTTTTTCAAATGCCACAGTTGCTTCATCGACTAAATGATCAAAGTCTGTAAAGTGAACATATTCGCTAATGTTATCACCCGCCCAGAAACGTTTGTTGTCACGTTTCATTTTAAAGCGGATAGCATCTGCTAGATTAGATTCTTGATAACCTTTATCATCATCGCCTTGTTGCTTTGCGCCGGCAAAGACGTTTCTTAAAAAGTCTGGTGGTGTTGGATTTGACAATTATTTTTCTCCGAGTTAGTGACGTGGATGTCTATATACTATTATTTTAACATCTTAAGTAGATTATTGCAACTAAAAAATTGCTCTTTTAATGAATCTACCTGTTTATTTAGGCTTGGCAAGAACTTTTCGTAATTTTCCATATACTGTATAATTTTCATACAGATTTCTTTACGATGTGTAGTGTATGCTTCAAATGATTCAGTCCATTCGCTAGGGTACTTAAATGTATCCAGAGCCATTTCGCTGTAGCTCAATCTATCAGGAACCATAGGAATAGCATCTACTAAGGCACCTTCATACCAACTAATACCTAGTGTTTCTTGTAAATTAGCACTAAACACTAGTTTAGCTTCGCCTAACAAGTTGTGATATTCGTTCTTCGTTAAGTATTGGTCTTGACAAACAACAAAATCATACTGCGGTAACTGCTCTTTTAAATCACGGAATATTTCAACTTGTTTCTCTGGAGCAATCCTGTGTGGAAATAATATCAGGTTACGCTTTGGCATTCTTTTATACATAGTTAATGTATCTTCCATATACTCCATTGGCCAGCCACTGCGTACATATTTGCCACTTTCGAGCATATCTGCTTTGTCATCTTCTTCCCAAGGATTTTCAATAAGCCCATCGTTAAGTAAATTGTGATGAAACATATTAATATGAAAGTCTGTTGCAAAATAGTTATGATCAAACGCAGCAAAGAATGATTTCTCAGCGTTTCTAACCCAAGGCTTGTTCCCTACAAGGCGTCCTAAGAAGTCTTGAGGGTCGTAACTACCGGCGTGCCAGAGGCCGTGTGTAACTACCGGAATGCCTAGTAGCTCACTCATATACTTTAAGTTTATAATGCCCGGATGCCAAGCGTCAGTAAAAATAAAGTGGTCGCCGGGATGAACGGATCCGCTACAAAATAAACGGCCCATTTGCTCAACTTGAGCAGACTTGTATATATTGGTGCCACCAAAATTAAGAAAAGCACCAGGAGTAGTGGCTGTAGGAATATCCGTAGGGCCAGAGATAATTTGAACATTGTGTCCTGCCTTTCGTAGGAGAGCAGGAAAGTGGGACTTCCACTCTCCTGTATACCGGGTTTCGACTGCTTCTAGATCAACGAGAAAAATTCTGCTCATTGCGTCTACCATTGTTGTCCCAGCGTGGCTTATTACCTAAATAAGGTCTGCGTGGACGCTTGCTTGCAAGATACGATTGAAACGTAGTTGAATCCTTGCGATAAAGATCAGCTTCATTGAACGGTTGAAGTTCAATTCGGCACCAGTTATGATATGCCTCTAGATCGTCAAATACTTTGACAACATCTGGGCGGTTTTCGAAATAGGAATAATCCTTGTAATTACGAGCCATTATAGCTTTCCTTTAGTACTTGATAAAACTACCATTTTCTCCGTCTTCGGAGATCTCAATCCAGATCTCGCGACCTGGATACTTA